AGCTCCCGTGTGTTTTTCTTTCTTAATCAAACGATATTTGATTGGTGAATCTGACATTTTTTACCTCCGAAGCTGGGAAAAACAGTCCCAGTTCATACTTTGTGCCTAAGGGCATACTGTATGATTTTATCAAAAAAAGCCGGAACTGTCACGAACTATGGTATAAAGAATTTGTGTTTACAAGTGCTTTCCGTTGCTTGTTGATAGTTGAGTTTTTACTTATTTTTCTTTTAAATCATTTCTGTCAATTGTCGTTATTTTTTTAAATCGTATTCATCACCGTATTCACTTTTGCCCGTATAGTTGAGAAGATTGCAATTTAATTCTAATAGTTTACAAAAGGATCAGTGAGTAATATCACTGTTTTTATTTTTGACAAGACAAAAAAACCGCAAGCCTAAGCCTGCGGTGAAGAACTATTCTTTGTCTTTGTTTTTATTTTGATTATTCCCTGTAAACAAACCTATTAGCCCTAATGCAGTAGTTCCAGTTAAAACACTACCTGCAATTTGTTTATCTGTAGCTATTAAATAAATTCCACCAATAATAACAACGAGGGCGATTAAAAAACCAAATAGCTGTCCTAATTTATGAGAAGCAATATTTCCTGATAAGTATTTATCTTCCATCTCTCTACGATGTTGGCTTTCTGCAATACCATTATCAATAATCTTTTGTGCAGCATCAGGATATAGCTCTTGATACCCTTTGAGGATATCTGGATGTGGTAGATCACCTTGATAGATTTCCAACTTCTGCAGAACTACTTGACGCTGTTCATGTGGTAAGCGCTCGACTTCATCAACAATATTATTGACTTCAATCAATTCTTTATTCTCGGTATCCAAATTTCATTACCTCTTTCTGAATGCCCATCGTTGATTTCTTGTAATCACTTTTGACTTTCTTCCAATCTGGGACTGTATCAGCTTTTACTTTTGAAATGCTCTGGTTAAAGCTAAAAACAGGCAATACAATTGCTGTCATACCAAGTAAAAAAGACTTAAAGTATTGAGGTCGTTTTGTATTTTTTAACATACCACATTCCTCCTACTCGCTCCATAATATTTTTTTGAATTAACTTGATTATGACATCTTTCTTTAAAAAAGTCAATGTTTCTTACTCTTTTTAACGAAAAAATCCCCACAAGAACGAGTCCTGTGGGGTAGAAATACATTTTAGAAAAGTTTCCTTTCTATTTATTTTTAAAAATTATTTAGTCGTGACCAAGCCGTCTGGTTCTACCGTGAACTCTGGCTTATCTGCCAGTGTTCCGTCTGGTTTGATGTAGTACCAGCCTTGACCTGCTCTGACGAATTCATTAGATACCATGTTTCCGTCCTTACTATCTAGGTAGTACCAAGTGTCCTTGTACTTGACCCATCCTGTCTTCATGGCTCCCTCTACGTCGAAGTAGTACCACTTCTCAGCGATTTTCTTCCAGCCTGTGGCCATTTCGCCTGATTGATCAAACCAGTACCAGTTGCCGTCTGAGTGCATCTTCCAGCGGTCTGCAAGCATGTAGCCTGAACCGTCGAAGTAATACCAGGTTCCGTTGATTTTCTCAAACTTGTCTTTTGGATAAGAGCCGTCTGAGTGTACGTACCAATAGCCTGTATCATTCTTCTGCCAGCCTGTTTCGGCGCCTAGGCCGTTCTCAATATCTCGCTTAAACTGTTCACGGCTAACACCCCATTTCGCAAGATAAGGATACGGGTCAACGTGGTCGCTACTGTTATCCGGCTGGTTATTGGTACAGTATTCATGCGTTTTGATACCTGCCAAGTCGTCTGTATCAAGCGTTTTCGGCAAACCTGCTTCATCTGCTAGATTACGTAGCAATTCGATGTATAGGCGGTAGTCTGTCATGAACTCTTCCTTAGTTGAATGGCTTTCAATCAGTTCAACTGCTGCATAGGTCTCAGCATTCCAACCACCCCCAACGTCCCACATTCCCTTGTTTACAGGACCTACCTGCATGACACGGCCGTTACCAACGACATGAGAAAAGAACCCAAGTTCAGGGTCCTTTCTCCAATGATAGTCAGCCTCATTCTGAGCGGTTGAGTTGCGGTTGCCTGTTGAGTGGGCATGTACTTGACGGAAAGGCTCAAACCCAACAATCGGCAAGTCTGTACGTAGTCTGCTTGTATCGATATCCATTAATCTTGTCCTTTCCATGCGTCGTTCATCTGCTTCACTGCTGACTCTACAAAGGTGTCTAGGTCCTTATCAGTCATGCTGATGTTGTATTTTGTAAGTTCAGCTCGAACTTTATCACGAGCTTGCTCTAGCTTTTCATCACCTTTATAGCCTGTTTCTTGAGCTACTTGCTCAACGGCATGAACTGCGTTCTTGGCTAGAATTTCAGCGATAATAACCGCCTTTTCTCCGCCTTTTCGCAAAAGATAATCTTTTACTGTTTTTACCATGCTGCCTGCGACTACCGCTAAAAAGCCTGTCGCAAAGGCAATGATGATTTCATTAAATTGTGTCATGTGTTGTTTCCTTTCTATTCATAGTAGAATGTGATATCAAGGCTAATAATCCTCGTTGTGACTCCTACGCGTTTGAAGTTTTCAATTGTTTCGCTACTCAGATAAAAAATGCACGAACTATCAGAGATATACGGCGATTTTGTCGTGATTAACGGGAATTCGCTTGTACCTATTCTTACTTTTGTTATTTTCTTATTTTCAAGAGTTGTTTTTATATCTCTATTAGATACCCAAATACGATAATCTTCATAAAAAGAGAGATACGCGTTTTTTATGGTAACACTTTTCAAGCTCTCCCACACCAACCTATCGCCGATATAACGCTTGACAATCTCTCTACTTCCTAACATGATTCTTACTCTATCTTTCATAGATCCACCTACTTAAAAATATCGTAAATCGTGTTAGGGTCTTTGGTTGGAAGGGCATCGTACTGCGCTTGTGTTCCTGCCCAATACTTGAGGGCTTGTTGTCCTTGTTGGTTTACGATGTTCTGGCCAGGCGCTCCATCTGCGCCCCTAGCGCCTGTTGCACCTCGTTCGCCATCGTTTATGTTATCCAAATGAGCAAACCCAGAGGCCTTAAGACCTCTGTAGCTCACTTCAATTCGAACCTCGAACCAACCACCAGAGCGCTGAGAAGCGTTCCACTGACCAAATTTACCATTTGCATCAGGAGTCTGATTTCTCAATACCCCCCAATTATTATTTCCGAAACCACGGTAGTAATAATCAAGAGTATAACCACTCGTGACTGCTTCGCCATCGTAGAATACATCCGCAAACAGGTTCAACTGACTAGTCGCACCATTTCGATAACTCCCTTCAATGCGAACAGTTGCATTTAAGCTGTGGCCATTTTCACCCCTCAAGCTATCTCGTTGAGTCGGTGTCAGCGTGTCAAATGTTGGACGGTTTTCTAAGGCATTCAGACGCGCCTTGATAGGGATATCATTGTATAACTCCGATTTCAAGGCATAACCTGACAAGGGTTGATGGCTTGTCAGATAGGCTTTTTGTTCCAGCTCATCTTTCGTAACCTGTTGCTCTTTAATGCCCTTGATATCCTTACCGATTTCAGCTGCTAGACTTTCAAGGTTATTCATAGGCTTCACGCTTTCGCTGCGTTATAGGTTGCGACCAAATCAAGATCGGCAATCTGGTCTACACGTCCGCCAACTTCGGTAATTTTTCCAAGAAGTGCGCCGTTTTCGTCTTGTCCCATGTTCGTGATTTTTTCAGCAATTTCTTTCAGCGTATCAAGATTTTCAGGGGTACCTTCTCCCAAGATTTCAGCTTTGACTTCTGATTTAGCTTGAGTGACTGCCTGAGAGATAGCTTGCGTCATTGCTGAAGTCTCCACTTTAGTGCTGACGCTTTGTTTCACTTCCTTGATATCTGCTCCTACTGCCTGTGCGAATGCCGTTAATTTTGTTGTGTCCATTGTTTTTTTAAACCTTTCCTAAGTTGTAATAAAAGAGCAAGTCAGGGATTTCCGGGCATGCTCCACCTTCGCTCGCAGGTCTTTCTGCAAGCTGTTTCTTAACTTCTTCAACGATATCTAATTCCTTTAATTTATAGATATCTTCCGTAACCAATTCTTTATCTGAGTCTTCAATTTCAATATAAGTATCTCTATCGCTTGGGAAGATATATCCTCCAACCGAGATTTCCACTCGATATTTTCCGCTTGGTAGAATACTATCTAAATTAAAATTGACAGAATGGCTAGTGACGGGAGCAGTTGTCTTCCACCTACGTAGTCCCTTTGTTAGAGTAATAACCGCATCTTGACCCTCAAATAAGGTCATAACACGGTAATTTTCATCTAACAATTCAAATCCAAAAGTAGAAGACAAATCCCCTTGCTTAATAAGGTCGCCACCATCAATTCGAGCCAAATTGGTTGTATTCACTCTGTGGTTTTTACAACCCATTCTGAACCTCTTTCTATCTAATCATCTATTAAGATGCCTTCTTTGATATCCAATTTTTCAAAATCGCAGTATAAACGATCTATGTATCCATTACCTCCTAGAGTTTTATAGCTTTTGTGCATGCTTTCTACTAGTGAGAATTCATCTCTAGAGGTATATCCTCTGTTAATAGCCCGTCGCATATCACGGTCAAGGCGCAACTTCATGGTATTTAGATGCGCCTCATCGTGAATTTTTAATTTTTCTTGCACTTCGTCGATTTTGGAATTGCTATCTTTAGCGGTAGTCTGGACATCTTCAATCTGTTTCTTGACATCGGTTAGTTCCGAGACAATTTTATCTGTTTCTTCTTTGGCTTTTTTCGGCAACCGATAGCTTATCCAAGCGATGATTGTTGGAGTTAGCACTGGCATCACACTAGTGAAAAAGTGTTCTATTTTCTCAAAGACGTCCATACTCACCTCTCTAGTTCGCTAAATTGCTCAACCCAAGGCGTTCCAATTCTTTACGCACACGGTCTCGGAAGCGTTTGTTGACAAATGAAAAGTCAATCGCTCCACGTTTCAGCAGGTTAATGTACATGTCGATTTTAGCTTGGTCTAATGTAATCTTACTCATTGTTGCTACCTCCATTGTTTTCACTAGTGCTTTCTTCGCTTGTCGGTGTAGGAATTTCATGTTCTGTCTCGCTTTCTGTTGGTTGTTCTACTGCTGGTGCAGGTTGGATAGGTGCTTCTGCTACTGGTTGTTCAGTAGTTGGTTGCGCTGGTGCTGGTTCAGATACGACCACGTTCGGTACTCCGTTTGTGGCTACTTCTGTGGCTGGTTGGGGTTCTGGTTGAACCGGTGGAGTTACTGGAGCAGGTTCAGCAGGATGGGTTTCTGGCTCGGCAACGTGAGGTGCTTCCTCATGCTCATGATCGATACCATTGTGTTTCTCAAGCGCTTCCAAGCGTGCAAAGATTTCTTCAATATCGTCAGTGTTATGCAAGCTGACCTTCTGCATACCTTCCATGAGCTGATTAGATCGCTCAAGTGCTGCAGTCGTTTTAGCCAATTGTTCTTGGTTCTTGACAATGGCGCTGGTTGGGTCTAACTCGGTTCGTAGAATCTCTTTGACTGCCTCAATGAGCGTTTCGTCTGTATCACCCAAGCGGTCGCCCTCTAACTCACGGGTGAAAAAAGTTAACGGCTTGTCACATTGAATAGATACTTCCGTCTTGCCAACTCTATAAAATTTATTTACTAATACAAATTCCATGTTAAATTACCTCTTGTTTTTATAAAATGAAGTGTTAGTTCCTGAATGTAAGAACGTATCTCTATCAGTTCTAGTTCTAAAACGCATTGAAAAAGAACCATAAAATTCATTATATGACCCTGTCCTTGTCGTCAATTGCACCGAATTTATTCTAAAGGTTTTACCACCCCTTTTTACCGCTGTAGCCTCTTTATATCTATCCAAATCTTCCAATGAATAAATACCGTTTGCATTATCTAAATTGATAACAACTTTATCATCTCTCTCTGCTGTAAAATTAAAGTTCCCGCTCCCTATGAGAATTAGATTGAATTTTTCCCACACTAATCTACTTCCAACGTATCTTTGAACTATTTCATGTCCTCCGACATAAATTCCTTCTCTTGTAGCCATAGTATCACCTACTCGTACACATCATAGATTGTATTGGGGTCTTTGGTTGAGAGTGCTTCATATTGATATTTAGACCCGTACCAATACTTCATTTGCTGATTTCCATTTTGGTTAATCAGTTTGTTAGCAACTACTTCGGACGGTGTACTTGGAATCCCAAGCGCTGACCTGTTTACTCGCAAAACACCCGAATTATCGACTGTAATCGTTGAGTTGTCAGGTCGCACCACACCAGCCTGCCCACTAGTTGCAGTCTTTGCTTTCAGCACACCATTTGAAACCTCTGTCGTCTGATTATCCGGTCTGACGATACCGTTTGAGTTTGATGTTGCTACTGATATAGCCGATTGTGGTGTTGTAAATGTTCGTTTCAAAGTGGATACAGGAACTTTTTTCAATCCTGCCCCACTGTGAACCAGCACCACATCTCCGTCCGATACGTTGGATAACGTTGGCAAATCAGTAGCTTTTCTAACTTGGTTACTCATAATTACCATTCATCTATTCCTCCCTTTCTACTATTTGGTATTTCCAATCAGCTACGACTAGATTATTGTTTTCGTCACCTAACAATACATCGTCATTGTCTTCAGCCTTGATTGGTATATAGAACGCATTCTGTAGTACCATTTCTTCTAGCAATGATAATCGTTGTTCTTGCTCGGCGACTTCTCTTTTAGTAGCTTCATGATCTGTATAACTAGCTTGCCTTACGTTGTCCACGTTACCTAGTCCCACTTGTTGTTTTGTAACATTGTGTGGGTTGTTGCGGTTGTTGATGTGACCAGTTAGGTCAACTTTCTCAGCCTTACTTCTGGTGAACTCGTCAATCTTTTCAGGCAGACCGTCGATGTCTGCAACCTTGTGCCTGTGGCTTAAGTCGGCTTTGTTTTCCCATCGTTGCGCATCTTCAGCGCCAATGATATCTCTTGACCGCCAAATTTTAGCCATCTGTTAGCACCTCCAATCTATATTTGAATCGTGTCGTTGTTTCAATCGGAACGTATACATCAATGACAGACTGAGGTACGTTTGAACTGTCCAGCAACTCAATCTTATTGATTTCTCTGATTGAGTCTGGTACCAAGAAATCAATCAGGACAAAATGCTGCTCTCGTTGTTTCTGTATCGTCACAATTTGATTATTGTTCAGTCTTGCTTGATTTATTTTAGCTAGTACGGTTTCTGTAACTGTATTTAGTAACGTTTCTTTAATCATTGAATAAAACCTCCTCTTGTGGTCCTTCGTATTCAAAAGGTGTCACTCCTACAACTGCATAACCTGCTCTAGCGAAATCTACTGAAGTCTTGAATAACCGTTCTTTCAGCTTGACTCGTTCTGTTATTGTTGGGATATGCGTATATCCCATATTTGCTGGCTTTATTGCATTGACGAAAATAACCGACTCTCTGAAAAGTCCGCTCGTTTCTGCTCCTGACTCAATCAGTAAGACCTGATTAGCGAAATCTACTGAAGCCTTGTACTTTCCTTTTCCGAAAAGGTCGTCTAATTTGCGAATTAAAAACCACCATGAAAATGGTGGCCTCATATTGATCCGCAATAAGACACGCTCTCTTCTCCACTCCAACGTATCGTCGGCGTGGGCAACAATACCGTAGACTTCCTCAAATTTCGTTAAGGTAGGAACGTCGCAGAGCATAATAAACTGATTCTTAATGAACTGCTCTAACGAGATAGTCCCGTCTTTAAACAGAGCATTTTCAACCCGGACCAGTTCTTTCATATCTTTGACGCCCTCGTAGTAATCTGGAACGTATTCAGATAAGTTTACTTCTTTTACCATTAAACCGTCCTCACTGTTCCTTTATACGGCAATTGTTGTAATTGTCCTGTAAAAACAAGTGCTAAATCAGCTTCACGGTTATTCAATTTCATCTTATCAACGTTTGCGATACCTGTAATGGTCAGTAACTTGGCCATTAACTGCGAGCGATAGATTTTCATGCTGTAGGTGTTGACATCTGAGTATTGCGCCCAATTCTTTCTCAAGTCTAAGAAATACTGGTCTAGTGTCTTGTCTACCAGTTCTTTTACTTGATTTAGCTGATATCCTGTCATCAACTCAAGTTTAAACTCAATATCAATCGGGAAGCGTGTCGCAGTCGTAACCGTCACACGATGATTGATAGGAGCAAGTCCAACTCCTTTTCCAGTGTATTCTAGTGGATCCAGAACGTTTTGCACCTTCTTAATTGTCTCGGTAGATGCCAAGTTTAAGTCGTTGTCTAAAACAACCACTTTAACCGTTCCTGAGCCATTCCACACTGGATAAACCTGAACAGCACCAACACCGTCAATTTCCCGGACACGCTGAACGTACTCAATGAAGTTGCCGCCAAAAGGCTTCTCATTGACGTAAATCAAGAAACGCTTCCGCAATTCATCGTCAGTTTCTTCATCTTGGCCAGATGTAACAATTTCTCCTAAGACCGCAGTGGCAAGGTTTCTGTAGTTCTCCAAGGGCAAGATATTACCGTAGTAGCGGTTTCCGACAACACCAGTCGTCTCACACTCTACTTCATACTTACCTACTACATCTGTTGCACGAACAACCTTGTAGATGAGTGCAGCATCGTCAATTGTCGCAAAACGAGAACCTAAAGCGATTTGTACGCCTTCTTTTCTCTCGTTTTTAAACTCCGCAAAGCGTACCGCTTTTTTTGACGGATAACGATGTAGACCGAACTCTTCCACTTTGTAGTCTAGGTATTGGCCAATAGCAGTCTGTGGAAATGTATCTAGCAGTAGATTCTTCAACTGCAAATAAAAACCAGCTAACTCATAGCAAGCAGGCGCTAATGCGTCATAGATGATAGAACCTTCCCGAGTATCAATATTTTCATTGACACGAGAAAGAGCGTCATTCATCAGATAATCAAACGTGTATTTTTCTAAGAAATCACCTATCATTAATCAGCGTCACCTCCTTTTCAACTTTAAATAAACCGGATATAGTATGGACTTCAAAGACACAAAGCAAGCTGTCCTTGGTTTGCTGCTCGATGAAGAAATTTTGGACACTTTTAATTCTTGTATCAACTAATAAGGCTTGAGAAATTGTTCTCTCAAGGTCAGCTTTTACAAAATCATAAGGCTTTCCTATCAAGCGCTCCAATTCTACTCCGTAGTTCGAAGAGTAAATAACCCACTCAAACCGTTCTGTAAGCAAAATCTTTTCAACTGCTTGCCTCATGGCTTCTAAGCCGTCAATATATCCGTGTATTCTGCCATTTTTCACTTGATAAGTGTAGGATGGCAAAACAACTTCTTCAATGTTTCGTATATCTACCATCTTCACTCCATCCTTTGTAAAACGTAGTATAATTGCCCGTTCTGGGCTTTAATCATTAAGACTTTGTCTCCTGCTTCAAGATCACGAAAAACAATCCACCTCTTATTGTCCCCTTCAGTATCTCCAGTACGTAGTTCTTTAACCATCGGACTTAGAACTAAAAAGGACTCAGGGATTTCAAGTTTATTATTAACCTTGATTGTCAGAGGAGAAACAGATGTGACAGAACCAAAAACAATGTCTGTTCTGTCTGTTCCATCATCTACTCCTTGCGCCAAAAGTCGTGCTAATAACTCTCCTGCCATTATTCCAGCGTCCTCAATTCTAAATCCATTGTATGCACCTTATCCCACTTATGGGTACATTTAGAGATGATGCCAAGACTGTTCTTCTTAATCCCTTCGGACTCTAAATCAGCAAAATCCAGTACCACACTGTTGCCTGCACTGATTCCAAGATGTCCTAAACAAGGAACTTTAAAAGTCTTTTTAGGATGATTCTTAGCTTTCAATAAGAGTTCAGCCTTTTGTTGAATCTGACTCTCATTCATCTTTTCATCCACTTTTTCGTGGTACTGCAACTTGCCCCAAAGAGCAACATTTTTAGAATCTTTCACGACGTAAACTTCACGCTTCTTACTCTCTTTGTTGTCTTTAGTCAATTTTACATAGTTGAAACTATCATCGATAGAGCCTTCATAGTCAAAGTCTGTAGCTACGCTATCATCCCCAATCACTAAATCAGTAATCAGCGAATTTAAGGCTATATGCTCGACTGTACCAAAGTTATCTCTGATGATGTACCACATGCCACCATGAATCAACGTTAAGTCCAAAGCGTTCTGGATCATCGCAAAATAAGTTTTTTTATCTTCGATTTTCTCAGGACACGTCCAGTTACCTTCATCAACAACTTTGTACTCAAGTTCTGATATTTCGCAAATCTTACTGAAGATTTCATGACTTTTAGAGGCTTCAAATACGATTGTGTCAGTATTTTTCAGATACCTCATTCTGTCATAAGCAGTAACCGACCATTTCTTAGCTGATTTCCGCTTTTTCTTGAAAACTTTGCCGTAAAAAATGCCCTTATCATCCACCTTGAAGCGAATAACATCCCCAAAGTTACAAGCAACCTGCGAGTCTATAATCATATCAAACTCAAGTTTCCCCGGCTGAAAATCAATGCTAGTTTCCCATTTGACACCTCCGACCAACTCAGTGATATCAAAGACTTTACCGTCATTCACATCTTGAATCAGAAATTCCATCATAGGACTTGCACCGAATCAGCAGTAACCCAACCACGCCAACCGCCATCCAGCATGGTAACGTGGTAAGGATGCGACCCTTTCATATTGATATAATTGACAAGCCTAGTTGCGTTTGACTCAGTTTGACCCGGGCCTTCTCCGTAGCTATCTCTATGTAGCTGCCCATTGACGAGCACCTTTGCACCGATAGTCACTTCTTTCTTAGTCGAAGGGGCTTGCTCTTTCTGAGGCTGACTAGCTTTCTTCTCTTCTGATACCTTCTTTTCGATTTTTACAAACCGAGCCTTGGCCATCTTGTACTCTTTAAAAGTGATGTCGTAGTAAACATCCTCATGAATACCAGCTTTTCTTTGTTGCTCAAAACTTTCAACTGTCGCAAGCATATTGATACCCACACCAGAGATAATCAAGCGACAAGGTTCTTTGCCGTCCATGATTTTCTTCAAGAGTCGGACATAGGTTTCAGGCGTTCCTGATTTATTCAGGACATAAGAGCGGAAAGTGTCTCTAGGGAAGAATGAAGTGAAAGTAACCTCAGAGAGTTTAGGAAAACTCATCTGGGTTATTTCTCCTAGCGCAATACTCGTTGTTGACTCGTTATTAGCGCTATTCTTTGTTTTTAGTTCCTCTGGATTGACAGGAAGTTGTGTGACTTGACCTTTGTACTCTACAAAAATACCAATCGCCATTTCTTTCTACCTCCTACGCAATTCCTAGGTCGCTATCGACCAGTCCGATAATCTTTTCTTCAATCTTGCCAACTAGATCATTGATATCTTGTTCAGTAGCGCTATTTTTAGACTCGTAATTGACACTAACTTGAGGTGTTAGAACTTGGTAATCAATGATGTACTTACGTTCTGCAACATCACGCATCATCTTGATATCTTCGTCTTTCAGCTTGACTTCATCTTCAATCTTACCGACGTTACCAATGTTCTTGCCTTTACCTAACTTGTCTCCAAGTCCTTTGCCACCGCCACCTTCCGGAGCACCTGCTCCTGCAGGCGTTTGGTTCATTTGGTCAAATTTAGAAGCAAGTTCGTCTTGACCTTTCATCTTATCAGCGAAGCCTTGCATGGCATCACCAATGCCTTGACCAAAAGCCTTAGTACCACTAAAAGCATTACCAGCAGTTGAGAAAGGATTTGTCATCCCATCCCACAAACCGCCTGGAGTTATCATGTTAGCACGCATGCCGTCAAAAGATTCATAATCATCAGGAGCCTCCCCTGGATTAAACATCTCTCCCATCGCACGAATACCATTGGCAAAACTACCGTCATTAGACATGTAGCCCATTTCGCCAACATTACCTAACCCTAAACCGAGTGTATTCAAAGCGTCAATAATCCAGTTGATAGCTTTAATAGCCATGTTTGCACCGGCTATAAAAGCATTACCGATAGATTGCGCTACATTGACTACCCCATCAACAAACGAAGCAAAATAATCTAATACAGTTCGAATAAGATTATAAAATAACTTTCTGATGGAATAAATCGGGTGCTTAAAGACATTTCTCAAAAACTCTGCAATTGCTACACCAATGTTGTAAATGGCTATGAAGAAATTTACAATCGGTGCAATCATATACATGACAAGATTAATAACGAACATAATAATGTCATAAACAATCGTTCCGACAAAGACAAAGGCTGCAACAATAGCAGCTGCAACGTCTAAGAATGAAATCCCCATAGCGTTTAGAGCTGTACCTATTAATAGCGCGATTCCAATTACACCTATCAGTATCAGCATCAGCCAAGCCCAAGGTGCTCCTGCCATCAAACCCGCTACAAACATTGCAACACCTGCTATAAGAGCAACTGCCACAAGAAGTGTTAATGCAGTCATGACTATATTGATGTTCTCAGTAACCCAGTTCCAGCCTGCAACGAAGAGATTAAAGAGCCACAGAGCTATCTGGCCAATCGCAAACATAGCGGTCTCTAAACCTGCCATGAAGTTTTGTCCAGCGGTACTGTTTATGAACTCTTGCCACGCTTGAATTAAAGGCTGAAATGCGTATGAGGCAACGTTACCAACCTGAGTCATCATGTCGGCAAAGGTCATCGGCATTTTCGCAAATTCAGCGTTTGTTTCAACTGCGGAACCAAGCAAGGCACTCTTAAGGATATCTCCTGTTAATTGACCATCTTTAGCCATTGCCCTCAATTGACCAACACTGACACCAAGGTGTCTAGCTAGTTTTTGGGCAACAAGCGGAGCGTTCTCCATCATAGAGTTAAACTCATCACCACGAAGAACCCCTGAAGCAAGCGCCTGTGTGATTTGAAGCGTCCCTGCTTTTTGTTGCTCTAAACTTGCACCACCAATTTTATACAGCTTGTTCAACTGTTCAGCGAATGCAATAGCTTCATCATTGCTTTTAAAGGCTTCTCCAGCTTGTGAGCGTAGTTTAGCCACTGAGTCTGCCATGATACCGAAGCCAGTCCTTGAGCGTTGTGCTGCTGCCATGATACCATCTTGAAGTTCTTGGCCAGTCCTTGTTCCGTCTTCTATCGTCTTAAGCCTTGCCATAGTCTGGATATAATCATCTCCTGAATTAATCAGACCACTCATTAAATTGGCCATTTGCCTCAAGGCTTGAATAGCAACCATGAAATTCAAAGCGCGAGAAATAGAAGTCATTCGACCAAGCATGGATGTAGCAACGCCTAAGCCACCAACAAGAGGCCCAGTCGAAGGAAGTTTAGGAGAGATAGGTGTCGCCATTTTAGGAGCTACAGGGCTAGTAGCTTTGGGCGCAGTTAAATTCTTAGGCATATCTGCTTTGACTTTAATCGTTGCAGTTTGCGTCATCTTCTTGACACGTCTATCCAACTCGCCGAACTTTCCGATAGTTCGGTCGATTGTATTATTAATACTGTTCAATGAACTAGAAAATTTATCTTTAAGAGTTAGTGTTTGCGTTAATGTAGTCATCTTCTACCGTCTCCTCCTTCCTTTGCTTTTTCTTTCCATTTCTTTCTGTTCCTTTTGTTCTGCCTCTACTCGGATATCGATAAAGGCAAAAATCAAGGCTTTCTCACGTTTAGATAAGCTATCCAAAAAGGACGGAGTCCAGTTGAATTGATGCAAACAGTAGTAAGCATAACTCAACTCTGCGTCCCCGTCCTCTAGTCGTTTTTTGCTTCTTCAACAAGATCATTGATATCTTCATCAAATCCGTTAAGCGACTGGATTTCTTGCATAAGTCGATTATATTCCCCAATCTTCAACATAGTTTTCAATGTTGCTGCTTCATCCCCAACTGTATGATAAGACTCTTGTAGTTGAGCATCTTTTAAGTCTGGGGTAACAACGCAGGCTACCATCAATGAGTCAATGTATCTTTCATTGTTAAACTCAGGAATAGTCACACCTTGACGATTTTTCTTCTTGATTGTTGCACGTTTCTTCAACGTATCATTTAAACTTTCGTCAATACTACGAATGACAAAAGGAGATTTGAAACGTTCCAGTGTCACTTCTTTAGTTTCATCTCGTTGAACGTTTTCTAGTAAAAAGTCTGAAATTGCCATTTATCTATCCTCTTTCTAACCTAATTTAGGCGCATTAAATTTTTCCAAAATATCCACATCTTCAAAAGTAAAGTTGACTTCTTCTTCCAAGAAATCTTCCTCAACTTTTAGTTGACCCATCACAACTTCATCAAGGTTACATTCACGCAAGATAGTTGTTTGACGACCGATTGAACTTGTCGCATCGTCATTGGTCACTTGGATATCAAAGAATGTATCACGACCATTCTTCATGTAGTCCAACATCATTTCCTTGAATGTTGAAGTTACACCGTAGATGGTCATCTTACCTTCTCCCTTGAAACCAGTCGCTTTTACCTGCGTACCACGTTTGTTAAGGGTGCGGACTTCTTCTTTGTTTTTCTTAACTGTTGCTTCAAGTTCCTTGATATAGAACATGAACTCATTTTTCCCGTCGATGTGAATAAAAGCGGTACCTTCCTGACCGCTGATTACGTCACGACCTTTTAAAAAAGCCATACTGTCTCCTTTCCTACTCTACTGTAACTGTCATGTACAGTTTTTCCATGCTGTCCACTGGTTTCACTTTAACGTTAACCACTACCGACTCTTTCAACTCACCACGTAGCACCTCGATGTCTTCCACTTTGAAGTCTTCGATAGCACCACGAGCCTCAAGGTCTTTGAAGTAGCGAATACGGTTCGCTTTGAACGCTTGACGTCCATCTTCGTTGTTGCTTACCTTTCCAAGGAAATACTCAGAGAAAGCATAACGAGTATCGTTCACAATATCGTCCAAGGTGCGCAAGATACGGTTCTTACGGAAATCTTGGTTCTTTTCAATCGTGAAGCTGACGTGTGAGTTGATATCTTGTTCAACTACCGCACGGCCACGACGAGCAGTGAAGACAAACTGCCCTTTCAAGAGCGCATCTTCTGTCTCTGTATGGCTCAAACGACCTACAACATCAACAGAGTCTTCGTACTTCTCATAAGTCAATGATTTTTCAACACCAGCATTTGCGCTTGCAGCTGCAACCCAAACAGTCGCTTTGGTCTTATCAATAACTGTCTTATCAGACAAGATAACGCCGTTTTTAACGTTGATTACTGCTTCACTGTCTGCGTCTGAGTCCGCAACAACCAATTGAGCGCCTAGTCCTTCATCTTCACGCATACGTTTGATGAAGTTGATAGCTGCTTTCTTGATAGAAGCGTCTTCTACTGGCAATGCCATATAGTTAAATTCAACTGTTTCAAGCGCTTTGAAGTATTCTGAGTAGTCTTGGGTTGATACTGTTCCGTCAGTACCGCCAGTCAATTTAGCGCCAGCCACTGCTTGCAGTACGCCTGTTCCTGAAAACTCAACTAGATCATTGTTTTTCAAATCAGCCAAGACTTTTACAGTTTGTGAGTCCATAACCACTGTATCAAGGAATGTGACAACATCAAATGAACTTGGGTCGTCTACGTTTGTTTTGACTGTTACTGTGATGTCATTTCCACGGACACCGCTATATTTAGCTTGAGCCGTTACGTTGTCTGAAAGGCTTACGTTTGCCTTTTCGCCTGTATTTAGACGATAAAGCAAGACTTCACTCACACGCTTGAATGCTTCATTCAGCAACAAAAGCTGAGGGCTTTCTTGCTCATAACCTAGCTTCTTAAATAGATCTTCACCACGTCGGATTTTCATCAATTTCTTTGATTCACCGAAGCTGAGCGCCAATGGTACTGTTACGACACCATCGCCACCAAGGCGAGTCATTGCAATGTCTTTTGATTTGACGTTGATGTAAGCGCCTGGTCTTACCTTATTTTGGCGTTTCCAAATTCCACCTGCCATTAGTTAATCTTCCTTCCTAGTTCGTATTCTAGTTTTGCTCTTGCTTCTTCCAAGCTATAAGACTCTTCTGGATCTAAAATAGCCCCTAAGATGTCTTTTTCTCCGTTGGTAAAAGCGCTACTTTCCAAAATGTCCGCAGTAGGGAACACAATTCCGTCTACATTATCCATCTTTTACCTCTTCTTTCACTTTCAATTCACGTTGTTTGATATCTTCCTCTTCTAACTTCAAGCGTGTGCTTGCGTTAAAAATACAGTGCAGAACGTTGTCAACCACTTCATACTGACGGTCAAATAAATGAATCGTCGGCAAGTGTAAGAGTTTATAACTCAATTCTTCCTGCATTGCTAAACACTCGCTACGCTTTTTCTTAGGAGGAAAATAAGACAAATCCACTTTAGAACGTACTTTCACATACTTATTGGCCTCTGGAGTGTACTTAGTATCAACAACATGGATAAAAAAACAAGGTTCTTTAAAACCTTGCTCTACTTCATCCAGATAAATCCTGATGTCAGGATATAACCCCTTGATGTGACTAACTAACTCCTCGACTAACCGAAAGCCTTTATTTGGCATTTCCTAACACTACCTTTCTCATAAAGCCATCATACTTATCATGGACACGTTTCTCCATATCACTTTTAGTATCTTCAACCGTTTTATGAAGGAAAAATTGCCCTGGAACAAAGCCACCATTGACTGTCTTATGCCCGTACTCAACGTGTGGGCCATAGTAGACCTTGTTATAAACTTTCTGCTTATAAGTCCGCCCAGATACTTCAATACGGCTTTTAGACCAGCCTTTTTGCAAAGTTCCGCCTTGTTTTCCATGAGCACTTGCCCAAAATTTGACGTGTTTGCCATCTTTTGTAGTGAACTCCACCCAATGATCCGTATAAACACCGACAGGTGTTCTCTCTTTTACTTTGGAATTTAGTTCTGTACCTTCATAATTCAAGGTCTGTCTCATAAATCGGTCTACTTTCGCATGATTCGCATTCCTGTTGAAGTTGTCAGCAAATTTAGCGAAACTACGATAATCAAAACTGCCACTCATGACTTGCCCTCTAGCTTTATAGCAATTTCTTGATGTGACCAATACTGATCAATAGGCACATTAGACCGTGTAAACACTTTAACGTGCTCATTTCTATCAGTCACCTCAATCTTGCAACCTGCAGGGATATCATAGACAACAGAGCAAAAGAGTTTCATATCATAGCCGTTAGCTTGATAGTCGCTCCCGTTCGTTGAACTATTGCTCATTTGTGAAATCCTGCAAGGAATGTCCTCTAATAGCACGCTTTCTGACATACTGGTCAAACCGTCTATCTCTTGCTCTGTATAACCTTTAACCGTCATTTTACAGTCATACAAGCAATCAAAGACTGTCTTAGCATATTCGGTCATAGTAGCTTCCTGAAACGATTCAACTGACGCTTGTAGCGGTCAAGTGATGACGGCACTTGTTTCATTCGTTGAATCATTTCATAAGGACTAACCTTCTCGATTGTCGTATCACCCATTTTGATACTCTTAACCGAAAAATCGTCTGCGTCTGCTTTTTCAGCAAGCACACTTTGCTCCTTGACCTTGTCTAGTAAGTCGTTGGTCATGTCTATCCATACGTTCTCTAAACGTCCAGGCACACTGTCTTGGTGAATATAATTCAAAATCTCATTTTCTGCTTGAGTCAAAGCGTAGTGGAGAACTTCCATGTCATTGAAATAATTATCCTGACGCATTTTACGAACGCATGAGATCAAGTACATTGTGTTGTCTTGTTTCAATTCTTGAATCATATTCTGTCACCCAATCTATTTGCCGATTTTGTGTTTCAAAGCGATAATACCGATGTTCTTAGGCTCATAAACACGTTGCCAGTTTTTGAATTTAGCCAAGTCAGTGTTTGATGGAGTGATGTTTCCTTCAGCCACTTCTGCGCCAGTCCATTTCACGCCGTACGGGTGCATCACAAGGGCACGACGAGTGTAAATCATGTCGTTACCTTTAGCAGCTTCACGAGAAGTTTCAAATGTAGTCAATCCTGATGGATTTCCTGTATTGAGACCGATTGAACCAGTACGGAAAAGGTATGAAGTATATACATCTCCTGTTGGTGCAATACCATCATCAATAATGACACGGTAACCAAGGTAGGTTGGAATGTTGATAGTCGCGGTTGTTGGCTGGATGTATTGAATCAAGTTGTCTTTTTGTAGTTTAGTATAAACTGCAGAGTTCATAGCAATAGCAGTAACTTGATCAGCAGAATCTCCAAGCAATTGTTTAGCGTCAAGCACCATAGCTGCATCGATACCAGTAGATGCTTTGGATTGGTCTGATACGTGAGTTTCTTCAAGAGCACCTTTCTCACCACCTGTTCCAGTCCCAAAGATACCATTCAAGGTAGCAATCAAGGCTTTTTGGTCTTCACGTAGCCAATAAGCACCGATACGGTTCAAGATAGCACGCACTGGGTCAGAACCAGCTACAATACCAGTCAATTCGTTGGCAGCCCAACCACGTCCACGATAAAGAACGCAGGCAATGTCTGCTCCAGCAGTGATTTTTCCAGTTTCTAGCGCTTTGTCGCCATTGCCTAGAACCTCAGAATCTCCAGTAAGGTCATTCCAGAAAGGCATGTTGACCAACAGACCACCGGATGTAATGTTTTTAGAGACACGTTCGTCTGATACTGCGATACCACTTTGAACGAAAGCAGATTTAGCAGCAGTGTACTGTTGCATGTATTCGTTGTACTGTTGCGGTGTAATCGCATTTAGAATTTTTGTAATTTCATTAGCCATTAGTTATTTTCTCCTTGTTGTTCTAAAAATTGAGTTAGGTTAAAGTTAGGATTGCTCATGGCAGTTTCCCAATTCCCTAAATTAGCACCTTGCCCATCGCCTTGATTTGGCGTGTATTGGGCTTGTTTCTCCCCGTTAAATAGATATGGACTCTTAGCACGCTGAGCTTCGATTTGCTCAGTCAAGCCAATCAATTTGCCATCTTTTACAGAGATTTCGTCTTTGTTTAAGATTTTCTCAAAAATTTCTGCGTCTCGAACGCCAGCTTTTGCCAATTCAGCATCGATTAAGCGAGATTTGTTCTCATCTGCTAGTTTTGCCTCAAGCGCTTCTGTATCTTGTTTGTACTTAGCTTGTAAGTCCTCTAGCTTTTGCTGAATATCTTCAACATCTGCGCCTTTTTTCTTCAAATCATTCAAGTCTTTGTCACGTTGTGTCAGCTGTCCACGCACGCTCTCCAATTCGCTATCTTTACTTGCCACATCATCCTTTAACTTTTGGATATCCGCACCATGCAAAGCGAAGACTTGAGAAATTTGGTCTTCAGTTAAGCCGATGTTTGCTAGTTGTTCTTTTTTCATTTTGAAAATCCTTTCCTCTACGCTAGGCTTTTTAGGTGTTCTCCATCACCAGTCGCTCCGCTTTTGTTAGGACTACGGACTTGTCCAATAGTTGAACCTTTTAACGCCATGTTCAGGGCATAAGAAAACCGCCTCGATTTCGATGCGGTTAGGTTATTTTTTAATTTCTTTAACTTCTTTAATTACTTGTTTTACAAATGCTATGATAAACAGCAGTAAAAACAAAAATACCAACCATCCGAAAGTGATTGATACCAAATCCCAAATAAACATGCCTTTACTCCTTTCTGAGCATAAGAAAAGCACTTAGATTTCTCTAGGTGCTTTTTTATCTAATTGGTAAGCCTTTTGCGTAAGCTTCTTTAGCCTCCGCAAGTGTCATTTCATTAGGACCGCCATCTATATTAGTTTCTCCTGTATTTTGCCACTGACAGACGTCACAGATGTCATACACTGCTGTAACAGTCCCACATACTGGACAATGTACATATTCACGACCATCAATGATTATCAAATTCTCTTTCCCAGTCTTGCTCATAATAATCAACTCCTTTTTTCGGTTTCAATATTGTTGTAATACGTTTACTACGATTATCGCCTAAAACATATATATTATTTTCTACATCATATCGCACTCTACGCATTTCTGTATCGTAACCGAGTATATTCTCGTTTATCGTCTTAGACAACAAATTCTGTCCGATATGAAGATAATCCTCTTTTGTGATATTTCCGAACTCGACTCTATGTTTTTTATAATGACCATCAAAAGATTTCTCAGTAGGAAACTTGGATTTTGTCCATCTGATGCGGTCTTTTAGTTCCTTGTATCCCTCAACGTTATTATACTTCAAATCATAGAAGCCTGCAAATGTTTTGGGCATATTTTGAGAGCCTAAAACCTGCCTATAAGCTATGAACTGCTCCTTGGTTCTGCGGACTCTATCCTTTTCCAATCGTTCAGCTTGTAGCTTGTCTTTGATGGCAGTCTGGCCATACTTATCAAGTTGTTGCTTTCGCCAATCCTTGAAGGTCTGACCACTTTCTACCTCATAGCCTTTTCCTGTTTCAATATCTCTTGCATAGCGTTTCCCACCTTTTTCTAAGGCAGGAACCGTCGTACATCGACAATGAGGGTGCATAGTAGGATAATTCACACCCTTTTCTGCATCCTTAACAAGAAATACCTTACCGTCTAACTCGCCACAAATAGGGCATGTGTGAACCTCTAAGGTCGCTAGATACCTGTACTTCTTGATATTGTCGTCCTGATATTCATCCAGCGTTGCCTGAGCCTGAATACCGTTCGTTTCCGTCTGCAAAACAGTCACTGCACGATTACGAGCACGTTCGAACTCAATTGCTAGAAGCTTACTAGACTGGTCTATCGGATAGCCTCGGTTTAAATCGTTGGTTACAAGCGATTCTACTCTATTAACCAGTTCGTCCATATTGCTACCCCAAACACGCTCAGAGAACCGCTTGCCTTTGAAGTTTTCGTTGATTGCCTTTTGAAGATATTCTTCTTCTAGACGCTCAGGCTTGAAATTCGGTTCTCTTTTGGTCTGCTTATGGTAGTTGTAAGCACGATTTAAGTAAGTTTCTTGGTAGGTTTGTTTGAGATGTGTTTCTATTCGCTTGTTGATTTTACCAGTCATTTCAGCGATATCCATCTCAACACCAGCAAACAAGGCGTTTGCATTTGTTTTGACCTTTATTGACCTTGACCACTCTGTTAAATCAGGATGTTTCTTAACAAAACCAGCAATCTCTTGCTTGCCTTTCAATTGGTCAGTCTTAGTCAGGGATAACAGATAAAATGGTAATGAGTCGCTACGATTTTTAGATACCCTCTCGAACGACTCTAAACGACCTGCAATGCGTTTTAGTGTTCTGCGGTATAAATCATCGATGTAGTCTATTATCTCGCTGAGGTTGTCAATCTGATCTAGTTCATATAGCAATCTGTCTTTCTCTTCTCGGTTGAGGTCATCAAGAGATTCGATGAAAGCAATCTTCTCTTCTTTATTCAGTTTCCGACTCATGCTCTACCTCTTCCATGTCGTAGAGTTTTTCAGATTGTTCCTCTTGGTCAGCTTTCTGCAAGCGTAGTTCATCCTGCCAATCTTCTACAATTGGATTTGATTTAGCTACATTCTCTCTTGATGTGATAGTTGCAAGAGTAGAAACTACTTGAGCCATTTCTGTATCGTTATTGATTGAGTTCCGTGTCCATGTTTGCTTGATTTTGAGTTTATCGGATAACCCTAGATGTTTCAAGATCATCTTAACGAGTGTGGCATATCCACTTCTGAACTGAGTTTCCATATTCCCAGCTTTTAACTCTAAAAGAGAGTAAAGGAACTTCAAAGCAACGCCTGAACTGTTCCCTAGTTTATCTGTTTCAGGGTTAACCCCTTGGCCACTAATAAAGATTTGTTTCTTAGTCCGCTCTAAAATCAGATTTCTGGCTTCGGTTGGAATGTCAATAGCAATGGTTGTAACTCCTGATTGGTCTCCCATGCCGTCGTTGTCCATCTTAATCATCTTGTAGCGTTTCAAATCTTCAAGAAACTCTTTCTTGTCCTGCCCACCGTAATTTGTAAGAACAAAAATAACCTCTTGAACATCGTCTGTGTCATTGACAAATCCACTAAAGACCTTGTCGTAAACATCAACTAGGTCTTTGATTGGTTTCAAGTCATTGGTCTCAATTTCGTTATTCTTGAACGGAATAAAAGGAACAAGGCCAAAATCATGCTTGAAACTATTGTCGTTTGAGCGGTCTCCATTCATGGTATCAATAAAAGAGATTGCTTGGAATGTCTCTAATTCTTCCAGCGGCTTTTCTTTTTCATGACGATAGAAAGAGCACTCTTTGTCGTTCCAATATTCGTAAACAGTGTAATTCTTACCATCTGTTTCATCAATGCTAGAGTAAACTCGCAGAACACCAACCAACTTCTTGTCTAAGGACTTTGAATAAATTGGTATCACTTCTTTTGAATCCACACAAGCGTATCTAAACGAATTATCACTAGCGTCTTTCCAAACGTGAAGCCAAGCGATGCCAGCATTTCCTGCATTCACACAAAGCTGCTTGCTGATACGTTCATAATCGTCTCCTAAGACGTCTACAATCTTATCATTAACGCTTTTATCGTCCACGTCAAATGTAGGCGGATAGGTCAACGCATAAGCCTTTTTCTGGTCAAGCAATAACTGGTGCCAGTTGTGACTAATACGGTTGTCAGCATTACGAAAGGCATTATCTTCTGCTTTCGCTTCGTTCTCTGCGCCTTTCTTGTCGGCAGGCTTACGCTTTCGTTTAATATCATTCTCGTTGCGATAGTATTTCTCAGCTTCAGCTGCTTGTGAGACAAACTTTCCGTGCTTAACCATCTGCGACGTGATTATTTTTTTAATTACTTCTATTTCCAAACAGTCATACCTCCTGACTTGAATAATACTGTATAGCAGAAATAACGCAGGGCGTCCATTGCGTGGTCAAATTGCTTGATAGGCTTGTCCTCGCCATTCGCAGAGGCTTTCTCGTCCCAGACATAAGCGTGGAACTCTTTCAACGTATTCACACAGCTCTCATGCACTGCTATTTTCTCTTGGCCTAGCATAGACCCAACAAAACGAATGCCTTCAAGGACATTATTTCTAGCTTTTTTGATTTTATATCCTCGCTTCTTCAATTCAGCAATGAATGAAGCAGCAGACGGGTCAATAATGATTCGTTCGATGTTCGTATCGCCTAACCAAGCAGTTAGATCATCAGCGTACTCAGCATTGGTTTTCTGTACGTTCTCGTCACGACCTGAGTAATAATATTCCCTTGTTAAGTAATACTTGCCATTGATATCTTTTTCCCACAAAAGAAAAACGGTCGCATTTTGCGTACCGTAGTCGACCGAAACATATTTGCCCAGTTTGTTCATTTCTGGCAAAGTTGATACAACATGCTTATCTTTACTGAACATATCGTAGACAATACCTTCTGCCACCGTCCAAAGACCTTGTATATATCGTTGGTAGAAAACACCTTGATATTGACTTCTATAACGCTTCTTGATGTTCTCTGAAAGAGAAAGGTTGTCGTCCATATCAAAATGCAGATAAAGCATATTCTTTGTTTCTGCTTTGTCTATCCAGTTAACTTTAAACCAATGATAAGGCCCGTCTGGGTTGCAGTTAAACCACCACTTGGAACCTGTCACAGAGCACCGCCCTGTGCCCTGGTTAACAAAGGACTCAGGCATAAGCGCTACTTCATCAAAAAAGATACCTGCCAGCGTTAAACCTTGAATAAGATCCTGTGAACTCTCGTCCTTACCGCCAAAGATATAGAAATCATTCGACACGTCGCCTTTTGAGATTTCTATCAAATTATCCGTCCGATGATAGACGTAGCTAAAACCTCTTGACTGTATCATAACCAACAACAGTTTTAGGACGTTACGATTGAAAGAGCCAATTGTCTTCCCACACATGGCAAAGTTCTGATGGTTGAATGATGTCATCGCCCAGATAACGAAAGCTAGACTCATAGAAACAGTCTTGCCAGAACGGATAGCACCATCAGCAATAATACCTTCTGATTCATGGACTGGAGAGTTCCAAAGCCACCAAGTTAGCACTTTCTTCTGCTTTTTGCTAAAAGGTTGAAATTTGAATGTATTGGTTTGCATTCTTAATCTAGCCAAGTTTCTTCAACCACCCCTTCTAGAGATTTAATAAAGCCATCGTCTTTAACGTCAACTTCTGATGTTCCTATCTGTTTTCTAAGCTTCTCGTTTCCTAGCTTGAGCGCTTCAATGCGTTCTTTCTGTTCTTTCTTATCAAGTGAGTCTTTCGCATCTGTCGTGGTTAACTTGCTGATTTGTTCAAATGCTCTAACGTTACCTTTCATAGCTTTCTGCATCATAACCATTGCAAGAGCCATTTCGTTAGTTGTGTCAAATCCCATATCCTCAAGTTGCTTCTTAACACTTGGACTTGCTACATCTGCTTGCAGAATCGTTTCAAAAGCCTTTTTTAAGTTTGCTTTTTTTCTTCTAGCTTTACCAGAAGCCACTCCTGCTTTTTTTGCATTTTCTCGGCGTTCGCTCGGAGTTCGTTCTGAATTTTTTATCAAATTTTGCTCATTAGCCATCGCCTCACTTCCTTATCAAAAAAATAAATTTAACTTACTTTTTCAGCGGTAAGTCCTGTCTCTTCTTCCCAACGTTTAATCGTCCGCTCTACATACACAGTATCTAGTTCCATTGCATAGCAAACTCTTTCAGAACGTTCACACACCATTAATGTGGAACCTCCGCCGTTAAAGCTATCTAGTATCTTGTCGCCTTTTTTACTGGAGTTCAAAACACATCTAGCAATCAACTTCAAAGGCTTCATAGTCGGATGGATATCGTTTCTAACAGGTTTATCCTCGTAAAAGACAGTCGTCGGAGATGTATCCTGCATGGTCTTGATGTAAGAAATCAATTCGCTTTTTGTCATTTCTTTTAGATTTTCTTCATCTTCTTCAATGACAGTAGCTAGTGAGCGATTGTCCACAAAATAGTGACTCGCTCCGTCTTTCCAACCGTATAGGCAGGGTTCATGCTTCCATTGATAGTCCTGACGACCTAACACAATAGCATTCTTGACCCAGATAATGGACTGTTTCAGTAGCCAACCTGTCTCTTTTACTGCGGCTCTAAAATTTAAACCTTCCGAATCTGCATGCCAGATATAGAACGCTCCCCCTGGTTTTAAGTGGTTGTTTGCAACCGCAAATGCATCTCTTAGGAATTGTCTGAAACTAACATCATCCATGCTATCGTTCATGATTGTCATAGCTTCATCAGTTCCTCCTTGATAGGCCACGTTATATGGTGGGTCTGTAACATATAGATCTATCACGGCGCCATCAATTAACTGTGCCATATCCTCAGCAGATGTGCTGTCACCACACATTAAGCGGTGTCGTCCTAGCTGAAAAATATCTCCATATTCTACTTTCGGCTTCTCTTCGGAATCGATATCGACTTCTTCTCCCGTCTCTTTTTCATCTTCTTCAAAATCATCTAAAGAAAAGTCAATATCTTCGAACCCAAAAAGCGTCATATCAAAACCGTCAAGCTCATCTAATTCGCCATAAAGTAACTCAACGTTCCATTCGGCAAGCTCTCCTGTCTTATTATCAGCAAGTCTAAATGCCTTAATCTGTTCCTCTGTTAAATCATCTGCAATAAGAACTGGTACAGTTTTTAGCTTTAAAAACTTCGCTGCCTTAAACCTTGTATGTCCGTTTACGATTTCTCCATCAATCGTTGCGACAATCGGAACCTTAAAACCGAATTCCTTTATAGAATTGGCCACTGCTTCAACTGCTTGTTAATTGTTCCTAGGGTTGTTTTCGTAAGGTCTTAGCCATTCAATCGGCTTGTCAACAATCTTCACTGTTCCCCTCCTCCAAAAACCAAAAAACACACATCCAAAAGATATGCGTTTCTCGGGTTATATAGTCCTTTAGACTCTGCTTTTTACAGCCAATTCTGTAAAAATTGGAACGACAGGACTCGAACCTGCCTACGTTTCAGACCCTTTATAGTCATATCGCTCCACCAACTGAGCTACGTTCCAACTGCAAGGCGACTACTACCTTGCGTGTTAATTAGTAATTAATTTGAAAGTTTTCCTTTTTTTATTTTTTTGTAGTCTTTACAACCTCTGAGGGAATCAAACCCTCTAGCTTATAACTTACCTAGGATATAAGTAGCTACGCATCCATGCGAGGTTCGGTCGCTCGTGCAACCATTTTTAAGTTAATGAGTGATATATGAATGCTAAGCCTACTGCCTACCCCATTCTGGGACACAAACACTCAAACGGCGATGCCCGGAATCGAACCGAAGGAAACATAGGAGAGAAACCACTTACCTGTCACCGCCAAAACGAGGCCGAAACCTCGGAAAAATATAATAAAAATAAAGGAGACGTCAATGAACGAAATAGAGGGAGGGACTCGAACCCTCAACGCCTTTACGACACCCTGATTTCAGGTACCTCTCTTTTCAATTCTTGACACTACCATTCTATCAGAATTACAAAACTGTGCTAACAAGTATCATTTTTTCCCGTACGGTTTTGTAAAGTTCAATTTAGTTCCATTCTCTCCAAAACCTCATTCAGTTCAGAGATAGCCATATTCCGCCAAGTGTAGAAAGTTGTTCTGCTGATTTCCATTTTGTCACAAATATCATCAACATACATCTTATTGATGTAGGTTTTTCTCAAAATAGTTCTATGTTTTGGATTTTTAAGCCTGTTGATCATTCTACCTAATTCAAGCTTTCTGTTGATAACCTCTTTAGTATCCTGCTCTATAGCCTCTTTCATCACTACCAACTGAGTATAGACATCATCAACTTTTCTAGTCTGTCCACCTTGGACTTTGACACCTGACCACTTAGGACTTGAGAGCAAACCTGCCTCAAGCTCATTGATTTCATCTATACGGCTTTGGATGTCCATGTCAAGGTCTTGTAATTCTTTCAATAGCTCTTTAGCCTTGTTCACTCTCTATCTCCTTTGTGATATAATAGTCTTTGCGAGAACTATTAGCTGAGACAGAGGGTGTCTTGGCTTTTTTTATTTTAGAGGTTATTGAGTATCTTGAGAGTTTTCTCATAACTAAGATTTACTTTAGCTTTTTGCTCCTCGTATGCTCCAAAAATTTTGGGGATCCTGAAATAAATGATTGTAGAATTATCATGATTTTTAGTGACTGTGTAGATGTGTTTGAGTAGTTCTTTTCTAAAAGAAACGTTAGGAAAAATGACTAAAGCAGGAATTTTTACATCAGCAGGCCTTTCTTGCCTTTTCTTTCTTCCTGAATATGGATATTTTTTTGGTTTCATTTATGCCCTTTTTTAAATTATTTTTCCATCAAAAACTAGTGTTATTGTACCTGTACCATCTTTGTGTTTAGATACTAAAGCTCGACAATCTGAGCCTAATTCAATACCCTCAACTGTGATACTGCGCTTTATCCTATCAACATTGATGATTGTTCCCATTAATGTTTTAATTCTCATGCTCCATCTCCTCGATAAGCCAGTCAAGGTTCTTTCTGGCTTTCTTCAGGTCTTCAAGACCGTTTTTCTTCTGGAATCGCAGTTGATACTTCAAGGCATTTCCAAGATAAAAGCCTTTCAGCTGTT